TGAGAAGATATTTGGCATTCATGTAGCTGGAGATACTTCCAATGCTTATGGTTGCGGAGGTCTAATAACCAGAGAAGCCCTTAATTCTATAGTCATGGGTGACGTTGATTTCATTACTGACGAGGAAATTTCTCCCCAGTGTTGTGAACTGGACGACGATTTTGATGTTATTGTAGACAATATACGTACCCCAAAAGTCCCTACAAAAACTAGTTTGACTAAGACCAGATTGTACGGTTTATTCGGAGATGACGCGATTGCAGAACTACCCTGTCAGATAGACAAATTATTTTCACATAGATATTATCTAAATATGTCTAGTAAGTACGGGAGAAGGTCCCAACCAGATCTGTCGTATAGAAAGGAAGCGGACGAGTTTTACCAATTTCTCATGGCTAGTTCCAGGAATCCTTGTAAGCCCCAATTATACAGTTTTGAACAAGCAGTTCTTGGTGATGGAGAGTCTTTGAGATCTGTTGATAGAAGTACCAGCGCGGGCTGGCCCTTCAACCTCAATCGGGTCAGTTCTAAGAAAAGCTATTTCTTTGGAAAGGAGCAACTACATGATGTTGTTGGTCCACGTGCCAGAGCTATAGAGAAGGAATGCAAAGACTATATAGAAAAACTAGAAATGGGTATAAGAGTACCTCAGTACTATACAGACTTTCCCAAAGATGAATTGGTTAAAGAGCAGAAATCCTTGGACGGGAAAATACGTCTGATATCAGCTGGCACCACTGTATTACTAGTGACTGTTAGGATGTACTTCGGTGCATTCATGTCTTGGATAACCAGAAATTGTATTAGTAATGGTTCGGCCATAGGAATTGATCCTTATTCTGGAGATTGGGATATGTTAGCAACCAAACTACACTCTAAAGGTAAGCGTGTTAATGCAGGAGACCATAAGGATTATGATGCTAAACACGTAACCACAGCTATGTGGACTGTATTGGATATCATAAATAAATGGTATAACGATGGACACTCAAAGATTAGAGAAGGACTATTTTTAGAGATTGTATGTTCAAGACATGCTTTCAATAATAGAGTCGTGGAATGGAACGGAAATATGCCCCCAGGCAATCCACTTACTTCTATAGTGAATACACTCTGCAATCATCTATATATAAGGAAATGTTTCTCATTTTTAGCTCCTGATCTTCAATTTGACTTCCATGTATTCTTGGTTTGTCAAGGAGATGATAATATATATTCAGTTACTGATGAAGCTTCAGAGCTTTTTAACGAGTTTACAGTGATCCGTGCTATGGCGTTACAGGGGCTCACTTATACTTTGGAGACTAAGAAAGATTGTTCGGAATATGAAC